TACCATGTTAAACATCCTGCCAATCTCCTTTCCATGTGTGAAAAAATTTAAACTTATTCTAAACTGCGTAAATATTATAATTCCGTTGTCCATGTAGTTTAGTGAAAACACTAAAAATTAAAAAAGCGTTAATTACTGTTCAACTGATCATTTTAGATAAGTTTATAATAATTATAAATTATTATAAAGAAGTGAGTATATAAATTTTTTGTCATGATCTTTCATTTTAAATACTAATTTTGATAAAATAATTATTATAATATATATTAATTTAACAAGGATCTAAATTTATATTGGTAACAATATAATCGTGTTTAAAATTAATTAAAATAATATAAATTAATAAATTAGTAACAAATCATACTTAACTTAACAGAATCAAAATGCTCCAGCAATGCTTAAATCACTAAAAATAAAAATCAATTCCCTTTTTCTTAGTCAGAATATGGTGTGGCTGTAAGATAATGATTCCCTATAAAATCCTCAAGGTCACCATTACACGAAGTACTATTTTTCTCATAAATTTTAACCATGTGCTCATCCAACTTTTCTAGTTCAAAATGATTGTATCGTTCAACCCATCTTTTTAGGTTGCGACAAGCATGAAAAACCTTTAATTGCACATCACGATTGTTACTATGCCTTATCTGTGGTCGTACCCAAACAATAAGAGCCTCATCCCTCTTACAAAATTGGCTTTCAAGCTCCAATGGAAAAATATTATTAATTTTTTCAGCAAGCCATAAAAGTGATTGATATTTAGTCATATCCATCTTTTAATCCTTTATTTTAATCTGGTCAGGGTGGAGTAATTCATTTAACATTTCCAATGTTTTATCATCCCTTACTGGGATGTGATAACAGTCAAATCCGGGGCGGTGGGATACGAGTAATCTTTTATTTTTAAGGTCTACGTGGACTATGTTCACAGTGTCTTGAGGGCGTTCTTTCAATTATTTCCTCTCCCAAACAGTTCCAAACTCATCCATAACAATGAAAGGTTTTTTAACCCCGCCATTATAATATTCAGACGCTTCCAATGCTTTAAATAGTTTTTCCTCTGGGTTTATATCCTCATTGAATAATACATGTAAAGCGCCGAAAGCATAATCACTTCCCCTGCCTATTGCAAGGTGGTCGTCAAGTGCGTCTATTACTCCAAAGTCATTTTGTAAGCCAAATAATTTTCCATTGAATCCGAATAAAAAATCTGCTCCCATCATTTCTTGATCATTTTTGGTTTTGATTGATCCGTTCATTTTTAGGGTTTTTTGGATTTCTGGAACTAATAATCCACACATGTATTGTTCGGGGGTTAAATCATGGTTTTTTGGGTTTGGTATTTCTGCACTGTATAATACAATTTGTGATGCTCTGAATTGTCCTGAAAAACCTATAAGTAATCCGTTCCTTCGGTTTACTTTGTCTTGGGCTATTATTGTGATGTTATGTTCTTTATCTATTCCGGCACTGTCTCCTCCTATATAAACAACGCCATTTTCCACTATTCCTACTATACATGTAATAAATATCATGCCTCATCTATCAATCCATTCAACAAAATCTGATCTAAAATTAGAAGCCTCACCATCAAAAACAGGGATACCCTTCACCGTAGCCACACTTACCTCATGTTTAGTTCCCTTACTACTCCCCCATCCATTCACACTATTTTTCGTTCATTCTCCCATACAAATTCCACTTCATAAAAACCATCCGGATGGATATGTAATATGGGAAACCCGGCAGGTTCTGGGGGGTAAGCATCACGCTGACCATACCCTCCAAAGTAATCAAGAAAATGACCAGTAATCAGTCGCTTCTTATATATTTTAGGTTGGGTAGTCATCTGCATAGTCTCCGGATTGATAACTACTTCATGTTTAATATCATCAAAAAAGTAGAGATCATCAAATTCTAGTTTATGTTTATGTCCTATGCAAACTATATCCGCTAAACTATACTGTTCTTTTTCTCGGAGCATCTTCCGCCTCGTCCCCGTGTTTGTACCGGTTGTTCTACGCTTCCCGTGATTAATATAGAGTGTTAAACGGTATTTATTATTAATATCAATCACTATATACGCACTAATATCAATATAGGGAACATCAAGAATTTCTGCTATGTCACGTGTGCGGCTAGTTCCTTCTGTTTTACGGCTTCGTTCTCCATCATGGTTTCCGCATGTTAAAGCCCATATTTTACCCTTTTCTGCAAGGGGGCGGTGTTTCTGTTTTATGTATTCTAATTGTTTTTTATTATTCCATACTTGTTCGTGCATGGCACTTTCTGGGCTGTCCTTGTTATTGAACTCCCCTATATCTCCCATCTCTATCATCCCAGTATTATTCCGGGATTCTATCTCTTCTAATATGTTTTCATGGAAGTTTTGGAGATATAATGGGTTGCCAGGGTGGCTGTCGCCTTTAAGGTATAAATGGTAGGGATGTTTTATATGTAATTGTCTATAAAAAACGTTGTTATCATTGAATGTTGTTGGGGTAATAGTGTATTCTGGCATATCAGGGGTGATATGGGATATTCTATATTTAGTCAAATTAGGTACACTACTCCATTAGTTATAAAAAAAGAATGATAGTAATAATAATTTAATGTAATGATCGATTTAATTCGTTCAAGTAACTTCCATAACTCTGATTAGTAATAGGATAAATATAATACTGAAAACCAAAAGGATAACTAATCTTTTCACCCATAACATAATGCTCAGGACCGGTTAATACTAAACCACAATTTCCACACACAATTTCACAACGTTTTTTGTCATCATGAAAGTTATCTGCACCGGATTGACATTCGGGGCATTGTTTTGGGGTTACTCTAATTATTGTCATAATATACAAAAATCCTTCTTTGTTTTTCCTAAATTATACAGGGTATGAAAATCCACATGGCAATTTCACACCCCTTTATATTATGTGCGAGAAGTAGGCCCCCTTATAATTAATAATAAATACATTTAAAATAAGAATAAAAAAAGAAAAAAAATGTTTTAAGAAAGAAATGCCGGTTTAGATCCGAGAAGAGTATTTAAATATTCTGGATTTTTCCGGTATTTAACATGGTATTTCCACCGTGCCTTTTCATCTTGTTCTTTTTTAGCCACCGCTGCACATCCTTCACTACAATATTTAATATATCCATTATAAGGGGTGAATATACTTTTACAGATAGGGCATTGTTTTTCTAATCCACATTCAAAGTTTTGCTGTGCGAGGCAATTTGTGAAGTATGTTTCCCAATAATCTCTGTTAAAATTGGTTTTAGTGTGGCATGAATTGCATAGTGGTATTAATAGCCATGTTCCACTACATCCTTGTCCTTTATCATAGTTTACATGGTGAACGCTTAGTTTTTTGTTATTGTTTTTTGTTTCTGGTTTTCCGCATAGATAACATTTTCTTTTGAAGTGGTTTCTTACCCTTTCTTTAACATATTCTGTAAATTTAGGGCAGTATGGTAAATTTTTAACCCCCCCTTTCCAGTTCCAGTGTTTTGAACCGCTTCTGCTTTTAGACATTTTCTTTTTTACTTCTTCTGATCTTTTTTGTCCTATTCTTTTGGTCAAACCACTTTTGCGTTCACATTCCAGACTACAATATTTACCTTCTCCTGATCTTACTAATGATTCTAATACTTCAAATTTGTTTCCGCACCAATGACATTTTTGGGTTACTATTGATGCTTTCATTCTTTTTTTGTTGTGTATTTCTGGGAAGTATCTACTTCTTAATCCACAGTTAGGGCACCAGAACCATTTTTCTTCTCTTTTCCCTATAACTATGGTTTTTTCTTTTATTATTTGTAATGTTCCTCCACATTTTTTGCATTTTATTGTTATTGGTCTCACCCCGAATTGTTTTTATACTATGAATTACAAAAGAGTATTTTGTGGGTATGGTGCATTAAAAGAATAAACAAAAGGACTACTTTTCATGGGTGTATATAAAAAAAAAGGGGTTTGTTTTGTGTTCCAACTCCAATGAAATACAATCTTTTTCCCTCTTTTTTTTCCACTTTTTTGTTTTCCTTTCTTCTTTTTTATGGTCTCACCCCATAACCCACTCACTTTTTTGCTTTTAATTTGTTTATAACTATTTTTTTATTTTTTGTTTTAAGTATTGTGTTGACTGCATTGATAACCGGTTTTATGTCTTTGTTGTGGTGAATGAATCCTTCTAAAATTATTCCAAATGCTAAGCCAATTATACGGCTTCCGGTTTCATTGGATTGTGTTTTAAGTAATATTTCACTGTGTGTGTTTATTTCCTCTGCGAGTAACACGTCATTTATCGGGGTGTTTTCATTATTTTTTTCAAGCAAATTACTTGAAATTTCATATAATTTTTTTATTCTTAAATCTTCTAAATTTATTAATTCCATTTTATTCACTCCTTTTCCTCTTTTAATACTTCAATATCATCTAAAGTCATCTCCAACAAATCCTCCTCACTAAAACCATTCTCATAAAACACAAAACTTTCAAAAATTTTATCCAAAACATTCCCATCAATCCCCAATTTCTCGCTTTTAAGTTCAACCAACACTTTCCTAAGGTTATTGTTAAATCCTGTTTCAAATAATTGTGTTTTCATATCTATTATTTCGTGGTGTAGGTGTTTGCCAAAGGTTAGGTTTTTCCGTATTTTTTCTGCTTCTTTTTGGAGTTTGTCTATTTTTGTATTGTTTTTTTGTTCGTGTTGTTGTATGTGCCATTGTATTCCGTCACGACATGCTTGGCTTTTGTTTATATTGTATTGGTCTGCTTTTTCTTTGAGGTTTTGGGGTATGTATGCACTTATATGTACTTTTATGGTCATATATCAAGCCACCTATTTATTGTTTTATGTTTTTACGTAGTTTCCAGTGCAACTTTGTTTAAATTCGGAACGAGTATATGAATCTACTAAATAGAGTTCATGTAACATTGCAAAAACCCTTAAATCATCTTCATTTTCAAATTTAAACCTTAAACATCCATCATCCATTATACAAATACAGCAATTTTTTGGGATTAATCCTATCTGTTCTTTTAACACTTTTTGTATTGCGTTTTGTATATGCACAGCCACATTACTCATAAAATATCCTCCTATTTTTTATCATTCATCAAATCCTCAGCCCCACGAACCAAACGCCGAGCCTCATCACGACCCACACCAAACACACTCATCACCTCATCCAAAGCACCACCATAATCACCAATCACACCATAATCATCAACAAAACCATCCTCCAAAACACGCATAACCTCATTTAACCGATCAAACTCAGACCGACCAGTCATACCACCCAACAAACGAGCATCCCAACGACCACTAACACGATCCAAACCCACCTCACGCAAACACTCCACCAAAATACCAACAGCACACTCACTATCCTCCCTTGTCACATAATCCCGCAGATGAGCCTTGGCCACAGCCTCAGCCAACCGTATCAAACCCTCTTCCTGCCGAGGAGTAACCGGAATAGGCACACCATCATCATCCATCGCAGACTCCCTAAGACTAAGATAAAAATCCTCAATAACCGCCTGACTTTCATCACTATGCAAAGGATTACAATTACGCCGAGCAAAAGCAATATACTTCCGGAACAAATCAACATCAACCGGATAATCCACAACACCCTCCCGGTGCTTCTGGAAAATATGATTACTCACACGCTTATTAGTTTCAATATCATTCTTATCCTCAATAACAAAAATCAAATCAAAACGAGACAACAAAGTATCTGGAAGATTAATTTGTTCCCTTATACTTTTATAACGATCAAAATTATCACCCTTCGGATTGGCAGCTGCGAGTATACTGGTACGGGCTGGCAGGTCTGCCTGAATATTAGCCTTGTTAATATTAACTATTTGGCGTTCCATCACATCATGCATGGCATCACGGTCATGGTCACCCATCTTATCCATTTCATCAATACAAACAAAACCTTTATCACCCAGGACCACTGTTCCGGCTTCAAGATTCCAGTTTCCTTCCTCATCACGGACTGCTGCTGCAGTTAATCCCACTCCACTACTTCCACTTCCACTTGCAAATATACCATTAGGTGCAAAGCTGGACACAAAACGGAGCAACTCTGTCTTCCCAGTTCCAGGGTCACCTATGAGTAAAATGTGGCTGTTATGTCTGAGAGTTGTATTATCATTTAATGTTTTAGGTGTTCCTCCAAACAGTTGACATACTATGGCTTCTTTAATTGTATCATAACCTTTGACACTGGGTGCGATACTGTCTCTGAGCATAATAAATATGTCCGGATGGGTGCTTAGTTCCAATATCTTTTTTTCATCACTTTCTGTGATTTCCACATCATCAAAGCTTTTAATGAGTGTGTGGATATGGTTGGCTTGTATGTAATAATGATATTTTTTGGTTTTTTTATTGTGACGTATTAATGGTATTCCTGTGATGTTTATAAGGTCACCGGGTGTTGCAGTGTCAATTAATGTTCCTTCAAGTTGTACGGTCATGCTCCGTGGTTGTTGTCCTTTAGGAAGATTTTGGTAGCTGTCATAAAGTTTAATGTTTTGTATGTCTTTCATTGTGGATTTTGTGAGGTTTAGTGTCCAGTTTTTGTTTCCACAGCCCGTGCATGTTCCGGGTTCGATTAATATTTCTGGAGTTGTTTGTGGTATCATGCGGGGTGTTAAACATCCCCTACATTCATAATATGCTGTGGTAATAGTAGGTGTTCTTTCTCCCACCCTTTTAACAAGTCCTTGTATGTTATAAAGTTTGCCTATAGTTTTGGTGGTGATTTGGCGTAGGTTTTTTAGTGTGTGTCTTGGTGGTAGGTTTGTGATTTGTATTTGTAGTGTGTGCGGGGTTTTTTTTGTGTGTAGTGTTTGGCAGGTTTTTTGTATTTCTTTTATTGTTTCGATGGGTTGGTCTGTGAGTGTGTCGGCGAGGTTGATGTTGTGTTGTTCTATTGTGGTGTAATCTATTTTTAGTGTGTTGTTGTCAGGGTATGTGATGTATTTTTTTTGGATTGTGTGTTTGTGGTGGTCGGTTAGGTATTGTTCGATTTGTGTTTGTGTGGTGCTGGTGTCTTCTGGTAATGTGTGTGGGTTTTTGTGTGTTTGTGGGTGTGTTATTTTTTGTTTGAGTTTGTTTTTTCTTTTTGTGTCCACTTTTTCATGCTCCCTATGTCTCCTTTCTTCTTTTTTATGGTCTCACCCAAATTATAATTTAAATAGTAAATTGTATAAAAATTAGATTATTGTTAATATTTTTTATTTATATTATTTTCCATATTTTCAGTTAATCATTTCCTTATTTAGGATGTATAATTCATCATATATTGTGCATTGAATTTTGGAAATATCATTTATTATTTTTACCATATTTTTTTCAGCTTCCATCATAGCTATAATGGGATGCATTAACCGTTCTTCATATAATAATTGTTGCCCCTCGCTCCTTAACCAGTTCAATTCGGGTTGTCTTTGCGAATCAATGAACCATAGTGGTAGTATATTTCCTAAAATGTGGTCAATAATGAATTCTAAATCTATTGTTTTTGGCTGTTCTTCATGTGTATAGGGAGCTTCGTAAAAACTCATTGCGTTGGTGTATTTTTCTATAAATTCTGTTAATTCCTTCAAATCAATCATTCACTCCTTTATATTCACCATTTTTCTACATCTGCTTGCCAGGAACGGTTCCATAACTCCACAAAAACCGTATACCCACACTGGCAGCGGTACACGGGGTACTTGTTCCGGCCTGATTCTCGGTAGTTCATAACACCTGTGCATTGTGTACATATCACAGAAACCAAATTAATCACTCCCTATCCATGTTTATCATTCACTCCATTATTTTAAAGCTTCCCACGCATTATCTAAGTCTTTTTTATCTACTTTTAAAGTCATTAAGCAATCTTTTTCTTCACAATCATCTTTTTTATAAACATTTAAATACATTCGCCCTGCAAATTCACTTACTATTAATTTAAGTTCTTTATTGTAATCCATACCGTCATATAAAGGTATTTCAATTTTTTCAATCATGTTTATCATTCACTCCCTATCCATGTTTTACCATCCCAAACCTTACCATACACAGTTTCCATGACAAAACAAAGCCAGAGAGTGTTCCAATCCAGAATATAAAACTGGTCTTCATCTGGTAATATGTCATTCAAAGCTGAATTATAGTGTAACCATTTATCATGTAACCAGTCTCGGAGTCTTAATGTCATATATTCCATATTACAATCCTGGTTTTCCATGTAAATTTTTTGTAGATCTTCTTGACGAGGTAACCACACGACATTTATACAGTTTATAATTGGGTGGCCTTCTTTTTCTACAATTATCCCACAATTATTTTTTCTTAAAAATTCAAATGAAGAGGGCACTATTCTATTAGCAAATTCCTGCCAATATGTGACAAAATCCCCTTCTTTGGGTTTCCATTTGTTTTGTATTTCCTTTGCTTCTTTACACATTAAAATATATTTATCATTCATAATTATCATTCACTCCCTTTAAAATCATCTAAACTTCCCAATACATCAAAGTATATTCTCCTTCATCGTTTTTTTTAAATTTTAATTTTCCTTTATCTGCCTTATCAAACGCTATTTCCCCTATTTCTTCAACATTTTTTACTTCTACATCTATTTCTGCTTTTTCTGGAACTTTATATATATGTACATGATATTTTTTCATTTTTACTTACTCCCTTTTTTTACATTTGATCCCCATATAACACCAACAGCAATCGCCCCCCAACCATAAAAGAGATGATATACATTATTACCATCCGATTCCAAAATCCATGCTATCAATAAAAGTATAACTGATATAGCTAATACTAAAAACCTTTCTTTTAAATCTAAATACATGTTTATCATTCACTCCCTTTTTATTGTCTTATTAATTCAATATCAGATATAAGTACATTACCATCGCTTAAAACTTTGAAAGATACTTGTAAATAGTGCCATGTTTGAACATCTATTTTTTCATCTTCCAATAAGCTTTTCAAATGTTTAGCAAGAGGTATGATTTGTTTCCCATGTTTTTCTGATAATTTATTCAAATAATTTATTTTATCTTCTACTTTTTTTTTATCCATATCTATTCAACCCCGTCACCATCTTCATTCCAACTAACATTCTCTTTACTTTTCAATAACCTTATCTGTTCTTCATGATACTTTATCCGCGATTCACGATCTATCCTTGGCCATTCCTTGTTAATCTCTTTATCGCAGTATTTATTATTAAGAAATTCACAATAATCCCCAGCCAAAGCTCCTGCAATTTCTTTAGAGTAAAGATTAGTAACTCCTTTTTTGAATGGAAATTCTGCTATAATTTTATTTTCAGGATAAATTTCAATAACTATGAATTTATCATCAAGAGTTATATTAGCTATATTGAATCTCATTTTTACTCCCCCTAATTTAAGTTAAGAATAATATAACTAAATTAACAAATATTATGCAACATATAATTCCTATAATAATACCATAAACACAACCATATTTTTTACATATAATTTTAAAAAATTTAGTAAATGCAAACCATGTTATGAGGATTAATCCTGTTATTAATGCAGTCACCCCAAATATTAACCAGAAACTTATAATTCCCTCAATATTCATATTTCATTCACTCCCTCATAAATTTATTGAAAGCATAAATACTAAAAACCCCCATGCCACTAAGATTTGCTTGATGAACTAATTCTACGCCTTTATGTGCTTTTTCTTTTGACATACCCCGCAATCTCAAATAAGTTATTTCTTTTAAATGTTTTTCACAATATTTTTTTTTTATAGTATGATCTCCACATATTTCACAGAAAGTCATTATTATTCACTCCTTTATTTCATTTAAGGGTACACATTCACTTCCCGGATGCCCTACACAATCACTACTGCAATGCATTGTACATGGGTGAGGCACACTGCGACTGCAACTGTATTTGTCACCGTGGTGGGGACAGTTGGGGTTGTTGCAGATTACAAGTTCATAACAAGTTTGTGTCTTATGGAGTTTTCGTTGATAATCATCCAATATATCCTCAAACTCCTCACTCATACTATAACCTCTACACTTTCACTTGATTTAACACCACTTACAAGCCTGTAACTCTGTGGATTTGTACCCAATCGCACCAAAAAACCAGCACCAACCCAACCACGCAACCATAAACCAATCTTTGCCCGGCTCAAACCCTGGCTTAACTTTTTATTTAATGGGAACTCTTTAATTATAATATTATACAAATTCTGACTATTACAAACATATTCCACGCCTTTATATGTTATATAATTAAATACCTCCTCCTTCAAATCCTTCCACTTTCTTATCTTTTTAGGTCCGTTACGTTCATAATATTTTTTCATAAAATTAGTGTTGATTTTTTCACGATTTTTATAATAATATTTTTTAGATGTTTTTCTCACTTTTTCACGATTTTTAGATCTCCATACAGTATGGGCGCATTGTGGCTGGCAATATTTAGCATCTCGGCGTGTGGCTGTGAACAATTCTCCACAAACTGGACAAATTCGTTGATAAACTGGCATTATAATGTTCTCCTACTATCATTTTTATGTGGAAGCCATAATATTTCCAAAACAAATTTTCTTGGCAGTGTGAATGTGAACCATCCATCAAAAAAGTTTAAATCATATTCTTTCACACCATTTTGGTGTATCTTTTCCATAAAATCTTTCATTCGTTTAATGCTTTTAAGATACACTTCTATCACATGATTATCAAGTCCATTATATAATTTAATACCATCTGTGCCATATACTCGTTCCATATCCTTTTTTATCAATTCCTCGCAAGGGTTAAGATGTGTAAGTTTATGACAATTTTTGCAATGAAAGAAATAGTCAAAGGTTTCTGGGTAAAAATGGAATAGGGTTGCGTTGCCCTGGCAGTGTTTGCATGTTATATTTTTCTTTTTTTGGTTTTGGATTTCTTTTTTAACAGTTTCAATGCCTCTAATCATATAAAAATCCCCTTTTTATGATGGAAACATTGAATGTAATAAATTTTCAATTGCAAAATATTGGGGATAATATATTTGTAAAATACTACTACCAACAAACCAAATAATAAAAGGGACTAAACAAATAAGAATTGGATAAATTAATCCACAATAAATGACGTATTTTTCATTAAGTTTTTCAATCTTACTATAATTTATATATGTATTATCATCATCGTTTTCTATCCTTCTTTTCTCCTTGAAATATTCTAAAATTTTTTTAATTAATAATATTGTAATTATTAGGAGGGATACTGCGCAAATAATGGTTAAAATTCCAAACGCCCACTGTACCCCTGTATATATTTTAAATATTTCTTCAACTGCTATTCCTAATTTATCTGCTAATTCTATCAATACTGTTCCTATATCCATTGGTCTCACCCCTTTTTTAAAAAATAATATTGTGTGTTATGATTTATATCCCAACACTGTTTTAGCTTTGTTAAATGTTGCTTGGTTAATTTTCTTATTTTTCAAGAATTTATCAAGGATTTTTAGCAACATAGATGGTGTGATTTTCTCAATTTTTACTCCTTTTTCGTCGAGTAATTGTTGTGTGGCTTTTTGTATTGTTTTATTTTTCACTGCTTTACTTGTGTCCTCTATTTCAACCATGCCCAGCACACCGCCGGATGCCATGCCACGCCGGCCGTTGCCGAGGTCTTCACGGTAGAATATTGTGCGTTTCTCGATGTCCACGTCCATGATTAATACGTTTGGGATTTTCTTTTTGCCGTGTTGTAGGTCTACGATGCAGCCTTTGAAGTCGATCCAGTGTTTTTTGTGAGGTGGTAAACCATTCTGCTTATTCATACTTTCAACCCTAATTCTTTTTTACACTGATTAAACTCGTCCTGTGTTATGGTTTCCTCACCCAGCATATCCTGCAACTCTTTAAGTATATGTTCAAGGTTTAGTTGTATTCCACTAACTCTAAGGGTTTCTATGGCTGTGTCAATGTGTGGTTTCTTCTCTAATACTTTAATATCCAACTCTTTACCTGTATTCTCTTTAGTTCGTCTTACTTTTCTCTTCTTAGTTCCAGACTTGGGCTTAACCTTTTTAGGCGTATCCTCTTCTACTTTTTCATTAGTCTTGTTTATACTAGCAGTGTTTCCATCGTCATCGTCTTCGCTACTTATACCAAGTAACGCGGTTAATTGATAACGGCGTGCGTAGGTTATAGCACTCCCCGCTCCTTGTGGTGTTTTTTTATCTAATTTTAAGTAAAGTTTATCTGTTTCATAAGATTCCCCGCTCTGATGAAACAATATAGTTTTAACAAAAATATGAGGATAAGGATTAGCAGCATTATCATAAATTAATTCTGATCCTGTGTTTTGAATTAACACTAATCCTTCTTTTGTTAAAAGCGGTCTTATCTCTTTTAGTATTTCAGGTAGAGGAGCGTATTTGCTCTTAAAAAAAGGATTTGTAGCTGTGTTCGGAGGATTTGTGATCTTTTCTTGTACTTTACATAACGCTTTGATAAGATTAGAATTATACATCCTTATCTCCTTCTCTTGCTTTGACTTTTACTATACGGAAGGTATTCCACACTGTTCTACTACGAATATGTTCATTTACTATTCCTTCTACAAATCCAAGACCATTAATGTATTCTCTTAACTCTTCAAAGCTGATAGTGTGTATATTGTTTTTTCCCTCAAAGTCAGGGTCATAGAGTGATTCTATACTGTCAATGATATCATAAAGAACGCTTCCCTGCCGTGCTTGTTGTTTATCTTTACTGCCTTTAGTGTTTACACGGATATGGAGTTTTTCCTCAGTTTCTGTGTCAGCTATATATAGATTTGCACTGTATTTTTTGACCGTTTTACCAGTGTTACTGTCTTCAAATTCATTTTCATATATTTCTGTTAGAAATGGTTCACCCTGGAAGATTGATTCATCTTCTAATTCATTGAGTTTAAATGTTTCATAATCTCTTGTATCAGTTCTATTATTATCTAATTCTTTATTTTCGCTTTCTCTTGTTTTAAATACAGTCATGTTATGCAACCTCTGTTGGTTCTGTTAAATCAGTTTCTATTTCAGATATGGGTTGTACCCATCCATTATTTTGAAAATCTACCACTACACGCACCTTAATATCTTCCACGTCCAATTGCTTTTCCAGTTTACACACATCAAACATTTCATGCTTAAATGCCAGGCTTGCCTCTAACTCCTTTAACTCCATTATTAAATCCTTTGTTTCTTCATAGACAATACTGTCACGTTGCTCCTTGTTAGAACGGCCCTCAATCATATGTTTTTCAAGATATTTGTCCATATGGAGTTGTATATCTGCAACTTTTTCTTTATACTTTCGTCTTGCCTTTTCTACACGTTTTTTACAATCCTTTATTTCTTTCACCTGTTTTTTTAGTTCATTCATTTTCTGATCGACCTCTATTTTTTTTTATAGTTCCCCTAAATGGGATGGGTGCGCCGGGATTCGAACCTGGAAATCTTTTGAGGGGGGGGTTAAATCAAAGAGAATAGAACCACAACCAGTGGACACCCAAAAAAATGAAATGATAGGGTTTAACTTCGCTATATTACTCTATAACGAAGTTCATGACATTATATTTAATCCATCACCCTTTCTGCTGCTTGGGTGTACGGATTTAATTCCCGTTGCCGGACAACCTCATAAACACCCCGCTCCAACGGTATAGGATGATGATCTTCATGCACAAGCGTTAACTCACCACCAGTAACTTCTAAGACGGTTATCTCCCCATCCACACCATAACTATTAAAACCATCTTGTTCTTGGATTTGGTGGTGATGGCCAGTGACTTCACCTTCCTCTATCCGTCCATGTCCTATTTTTTCCAATCCTTTTGGTACTTCCCCTATTTTTTTGAATAATAAATCTCCATGTCTAAATAATTCCATATATATCACTCCTTCATTTATCTTTTTTTTTTATGTTTCTATTTCAGGTTTGTATGTTTCCTTGTTTTGACCAGGGAATGTCCATGCCAGTGCCTCAACAGCATCCGTAAAAGTGTTAGGCACACCCAGATAATGCACATGCCCCGTGCTATGACACACTACACGAACAAAACTTATATAATCCCCAGCTATTTCATCTACTTCTCTACTTCTAAGCAACATCACCTCCTGCCTGTGATCTATGAATGGGCTTTGATTATCATTTAATATTTTTTGTAGTTCATAGTAACCCTTGCTTGGCACGGTCTTACTTTCCAGTGTAGCTGTGTCAATCACCTCTAAATCAAGTAGTTCAGCGAAACGGTCACCCCCTATTATTTCATAGACGCTTCGCCGTACCTCAGCATTCCGTATTTGTAATATATCCTCCTTTGTAACATTCTCTTTCTCGGTGATGAATTTTTCTGGCACATTCACACCATGCCAATAATATAGTTTCCATCCATCATTCCATTCTAAAGCAGCTCCGTGTTCACAATGTAATCTTTTATCAGTGTCACGTTTGATATAAAGAGGGTTTCCACAAACAACTGCTAATCCTTTGAGGAAGACTGCATAAAACACCCGCCCTTCTTTTAAATATTTTTTATATTTACTGAATTCTTTGTGTTTGAATATTCCTATTTTTTCCCAGTATTCGTAGAACGCCCCCCAATCGGCGTCGTAGCCGAATGTGCACCATGCAGGATTAATATATTCAATTTCAGAAGCATGGACAGAATCATAGACAGAATCCCTGACAGAAGCATGGACAGAATCATGGACAGAATCATGGACAGAATCCCTGACAGAAGCCCGGACAGAAGCCCAGACAGAAGCCCGGACAGAAGCATGGACAGAAGCATGGACAGAAGCCCGGACAGAATCATAGACAGAATCATGGACAGAATCCCTGACAGAATCATGGACAGAATCATGGACAGAATCCCTGACAGAATCCCGGACAGAAGCACGGACAGAATCCTGGACAGAAGCATGGACAGAATCATGGACAGAATCATGGACAGAATCCCAGACAGAAGCCCGGACAGAATCATAGACAGAATCCCGGACAGAATCCCGGACAGAATCATAGACAGAATCATAGACAGAATCATGGACAGAATCATGGACAGAATCCCAGACAGGATCTAATATGTTAATTTTTTTAAGGATATGTGCAGCAATTTGACAAGCCATAGGACTTTCAACAAAGATTAAACATGGTTTACTCAACCCCGCTAAACCATACATCCATTCCACACCCTCACGGACAACTTTTTTGTTCATTGTAGCGGGTGATTGGTCTTGGAAAAGGTTTAACCATTCATCCCGGATTGTGGGGATTAATTCTTTTTGTTCTTTTGTTAATTCCATTATTCTAGTCATTAAACTCCTCCTACAAAATTGAATGTGTTCACTTCATTTATCCCCACATCAACCATAAAAACATCGCAACAATAAAAGCTGTGTATATGAGCCAAAACAAACCAGCCATGTTAGGAGTGTCCCTATGGCGTGGGTGTAAGTTCATAGGGACGTTTGGTGATATGTTAAGCTGATCCTTGTTTATCCGTGCACCGCATTTAGGGCAGTGATAATTATATTGTGACATGTGCATTATTGAATCACAGACGGGGCAGTTCATTTAACCACCCCTTCCATATTAGCACCATATAAGTTAGCACTTCTTAAGTTAGCACCTCTTAAGTTAGCACCATATAAGTTAGCACCTCTTAAGTTAGCACCTCTTAAGTTAGCACCATATAAGTTAGCACTTCTTAAGTTAGCACCATATAAGTTAGCACCTCTTAAGTTAGCACCATATAAGTTAGCACTTCTTAAGTTAGCACCATATAAGTTAGCACTTCTTAAGTTAGCACCTCTTAAGTTAGCACCATATAAGTTAGCACCTCTTAAGTCAGCACCTATTAAGTTAGCACCTCTTAAGTTAGCATATTGTAATTGTTTTAGGCTGTGTTTCATGATAAAAGGTTCACTCACACTCCGTGCTACATCCCAAACCTCCCTTGGTGGTTGTTCACCACATAAACCCTTACCTAATGGTAATTCTTTATATCCACGGTCAAAGACAAGGTTGGATGGGTATAATAATTCAAAGCGGTATGGTTCTATTTTTCCATATTGAAGAGCTTCATCTTCTTTGCATAGTTTATCATGTGATGATATGCCCGTGCAAAGCCCACGTAATCGTCCATATTTACGGTATACTAGTACGGCTATTCCATTACACATATTGTAACTCCCCCTTCTTTTATGAATTGTTTCAATGCTTTCCGGAGCTGTACAACCCTTACTTTATCACGTGTCAGTAATTGATGTTCCTCTAACTCTTTGATTTCATTTAATATCATTTCCGCGTCTGATTGGATATCTGTGAGTATTATTTCAGTTATATCCATTATAACACCCCTTCTTCTATTTCTCTTTCCTTCTTTAAAAACAATAAAAACTCATCAGTATCCAAAACCCTTAAAAGAATGTTAATATCATTATTTAACATTCCGGAACCTCCTCAGCATTCACAATTTCCTCTGGGGTGTCAAGGATTTCACCAATTTCGGGGTTTTTTAGTGCCTCTGCTAATTTTTTGCCCATGTTTGTTAGTTCATATTGTTCTGGGCATATCATGAACATAACAAATCCTTTAGGGTGTGTTTGGAATGATTCGTAGATGGGTGTGCATCCTTTTTTTAAGTGTTTGTTTACATTGTGTTCAAAGTCGGCTATGTTGTGACCAGTAACAACTTTAATCATAGTTCCGCCTCCCTTTCTCTCAAAATAATTCTCTTTTCTTTTGGTATTAACTCAATAATTTCCTTAAGAGTAGGTGCTTTCTTTTCACCCAAAAATTCTGCTTTTAAACCATCCGCATTTAAACCAAACTCATGAGTATAAACGGGTCTTCCTAAAACATTTTCAACAGCTTCATGAAACCTTTCAAAAGGTATACATAGTTTTGGTGTGAATAACTGAAATTGGACAACCTCCATATCTGACCATTTTTTCCAAACATCACTTTCATATATACTGATTGCTTCTTGTTTTGTCAATTCCACACCATCACACCCTTAAAATCATGTTAGGAGGTGAGTGTAGCAGCCACCAAACCAAGAGTAAAACCACTACACCCACGAAGGCAGAAAATAATAACCTTACATCAATCGTTATGAAACGTCCACTATTTGTCTTTGGGGGATTCAACCGCCTATTCATCTAAATCCCCCACATCAATCATATATTTAGTAGCGCAATTATTACAAAGAGGAACACGACAAGGATCATCCAATGCCAACAACTCCCCACAAATAACACATTTAAAACCTAAAAATTCTTGAACAACCCGTGTCAAAACATCAATATTCTTCTCCAAATTTTTCACTCGATCAAAAAGATCATCCACATCATCATCAATACTAAACAATGGGTCTTTCCTAATTTTTTCATCATCTTCATAAAAACATTCATTCATAAAAACAGTCCCCCCTATTGATTCATTAGTCCAATATACTTTTTGGGTTCTGGGAGTGTGCGTAAACCTACCTCCACATCACCATTGTTATAGATTTGAAAATCAGAATCCATAACAATCATTAAATCCATTGCAATTCTTTCAAGATGGTTATTGAATCCAATCTTTTCTTCTATTTTTTTAAAAACAGCATTTCTCGTTTTTTCATCTATATTTTTTTTAAACATTCCTATTTCACCCCTAAAAATTTGTTTACTTTAATCTCTTTTTTTTTATAGTTGTATTTGTATGTCAAAGAGGTATATATACTTTTCTGTTTTTATGTCAAAATGTCATAATGCCATTGGTTGCCATTAATTTAATTATGGCTTGATATTGTATGTTGCAGTATGATAATGCTTTTTGTATATCTTCTTTGGTGGGTATGTTTTGTATATTGTAATCTTCTTTGTCATGATGTGGTCGGGGAAGTTGTGGTATTTGGATCTCGAATGTTTTGTATAATAATGTTATGCTGGTGATCCGGCTGAGTATTGTTGCGGGGCTTTCTTCATTGTTTATTTTGTGGTTTATGTATGTTATTAATCGTTTTCTTATTTTTCGGTGTTTCATTTTTATTTGTTGGTCTTCATCTTCCTCAGCTTCTTCTATTATTTGTGTTGGAGTCATATTATGGTGTTTGCAATAGTCTTTGATTTGTAATAATCTTAGTTCTATTGTTCGTGGTTTCATGTTTCTTGTTTGGAGAAACATTTGGATGTGTGGGTCTTTTTCTATATTTTCTATGGGTTTCATAGGTTTTTATATGTTGTTTTTAATATATAACCCTTCATTTTTGGTTGGTTACTGCTATATTAATCTTACTTTTTTGTTAGGTTATACCCTTATTTGTGTGATTAAAAAAGTTGATTGTATTACTCATTATTTTTTGATAAAAAAAATCCCCACCATACAAAAAATGTATAGTGGGGTAATATTAAACCTTTGGGCGAGATATGAAAATAATAGTACGATTAATTAAAACAATAGAAAAACTGATAAACTATAAAATAAATAAAGCATAAACCAAAATAAACATATCACCTTCAAAAAATATAAAATAAATAATGTATGATACCTACCAACCCCTATAAAAAAAGGAAAAAAAGGAAAAATTAGTTTCCAATCTGTCGGCTAATAAAAAAAGCCGTGAACATACCAACAAACTTATCTTTTTTATTATTATATGAACTCAATGATTTACAACCATTTTGAGCCATATTTAACCCATGCGTATCACTTACTTTTCCAACAATATAACCATTTTCAACTACATATCCACCAGCCACACCATTATAAGGCCGTAAATAATAACCACGATTATCATGTGATTTACCGTGTATTAAACAGTAATCAACATCTGTCACGGTACTATACCACATACCCTCAACGTTCTGGCTACACTTACCTACCTCATAGTTCAATATACCATAACGGTGGCTGGATGGGTCGTAATTTTGGAATACGCGTGTCTGGTAACGGTAACTACCATCACTCAAACTACACGTACACTTTCCCGTGCTCATCACATAGTTATCAGTCACGACAACATTATATGCAGCATTTGATGCTGTGATTGGTTGTACAAAAGCAAATATTAACAGTGCTACTATTAACGCAGTAGCCATCACCGTTTTACACGGTGGATCATCCTTCTTCATATTTTTTGGTCTCACACTAAATTTAGTGAATATATACATATAAACATATATAAACATTACTACTTAAACACTTAAACACCAAAACACTTATATATTAAAACATACAAAAATACAGTATGACAAAAACAAAAGTCTTCAACTCCAATACAAGTGGAAAATGAGAGGGAAAAAAATTAATATTCTTTTCTACGTCCCCTAATACCAATCCCTCTCCATCCACACACCCAATCATCTATTTTTTAAGAGTATTTCTTTGATTTTACAATTAAACGATAAATAAAGTAAGGCCAATCCACATCCTCATTTATCCACATCACATTTATTCCCTGTGCCTGTATACTTGCAATTTGTCCAAGCACACTATGAGGATGTATTTGACTATAACACTCCTTTAAATTTCCATGTATCATAATAACCTTTATAGGCAGGTCTAATTCTTTGAGACGAATTAATTGTTCTTCTAATCGCTGATATTGCGTTTTATCCTTTCTTTCCCTTTTTATAGTCATGGAACTTATAAAATCATCTATACTTTTTCTCTCAATAATTCCATATTCCCATTGGAAGTCTCCAGTATCTAATTTTTTGATTTGAACTTCTAAATCTTGATAATCTTCTGCCATACTGAGAAATTTAGATTGAATATGTTTTGGTTCTCTTGTATCCACATATAAAGTGTGTTCCATTGTTAATACTTCCAATAATATTAAATTAAATTAAAAAAAGAAAAATAGGATATTATTTAAGGTATGTTAATGGGTTTTTAAGGAACTTGTCTGGATCGACAAAGCCGTGAATATTAGTTTTATATAATGCTCCTTTTTGGCTGTATGTGCTGTCATATTTTCCTATACGTACCCCAAAGTGTAAATGGTCATTTACATCACTTTGACCACTCTTTGCACGTAATCCACGATATATGGTTCCTATTTTTTCACCACGTTTTACTTTATCTCCTACCTTTCTGCTCCGGTTAATATGCCAATAAACAGCAGTGAAACGGTGCCCCTCATAATTATATTCTACAACTATTACTCCCGCCCATGTTGTACTGTCATAACTTTGTTTTACTGTTCCATCTGCTATGCTAACTACCTCAGCATTTTGGTTTCGACACACATCTTTTCCTACGTGTATTTTACCAGCATACCAATCATGACCAAAATGCCACATAGGGGGCTGGTCGGAATAATAACATTTAACTGGTTCGGTGAGAATTAAAGAGGGTTTGGAATTAACTTCTGGTTTATACACTGCTACATTTACATATTTTGGCACGTAGCCCTTAGTTTGCATAAATGCTGTGTATCGTTTCACTGCATCAATCCAATCACTTATCTTTGCTTGATAACCATCCTTAAAAATCACATAGTTAGGGAGGCGTCTTTTACCACTCTTTTTAAGGTAATTATCTTCCCATTTTTTAACTTCTTTCTGTTTATCTAAAAATTCGTTGATATCTACTTTCTTTGTAGTCATAGTTAATTCTCCTCCCAAAAAAAAGGTGTTATTATATAAAAGATTATGGTGTTAATGGTCTGACCACGGGAACTTCCACGACGCCGTAGCAGAACCATGAAAATGTTACATACGTTCCACTACTCCAATTAACACTGTTAATTCTTGTCGCATACACGGTAAAACCTGTACCATAACCCCTGTTACAATTAAACATATAATAATTACTCGCTGCAGTTGCATCTGCAAATTCAATCACTTTAAACCGGTAATGTGGATAAACAGTCTTACTGGTGTAAGGAGTGCCATTACCATTAATACTGTCAGTTCCCGTGTCTATCATCCAAATCTCGCTCCCTGTATTTGTGGATCCTGTGGGATTAATCCAACTTTGGAAGGGCTGTGTTTGATTATGCAGATCAAAACGCACATAATCCAGTATCGGGGTATACCCATCCATATCTCCTTGTGTTACCAGTTTCAATTGATATGTGCTATTTGGACTGAAATAAAGAGATATACAAGTGGTGGTGGTGCTGCTATCAATATAAGATATATAAATACTCCCACCGTCATGGTTTCCACTTGTCCAAGTTACCTTTGACCCATCCTTATAGACTTCTAATTCAAATACACTATTTCCAAACTCCAATCCAGATGTGCTAACAAAATCATATATAAAATATATATCATAAAATCCTTCAAGGTCGCCGGATTGTATTAGTCCGCTGTCAAAGATTTCCTTATCCGCACCATCTACTTTTACTCCGCTTTCAAGGTAGTATGTGGAATCATAGGCTAAATATCCATCTTTTCCAATGAAATCCGGGGCGTTCCATTTCATTGTATGTCCCTGTGGCATGCCAGAGAGGAATGTTTCAATTGCCATAGCTTAGTTCACCTCATAGCAGAAATCTATACTGTTTATTGTGACATTATAATCACTATCACCATCTATTAATATTTTAACCCTTAATCCAACATAATTATTAGGATTATCATAACCTAAACGCAATATAGACTGATTACTTACAGGTACAGTGTTAGTTTCAAATGTGTAATCATTTAATTCCTCCACATAAACATAGCAATCCTCACCCGGGACTAATCCACCAGGAGTGGTGAATGTGATATAATAATTACTATCTGTACCGGTGTCTTGTGTTACACTACTACCACCGCTGTTGTAGTAGAGTTTTATACTGTCATCTTCATAGTTTTCAAATTTAAATGGAAGATTAAGCCGTATCTTTCCAGCGGTGGTTGTTCCGGGAATATTAATAAGAGGTGGTAATCCTACACATTGTTTAAGGTCAAAAAGTATATCATCTGTTGTCTCTGTACCTATAGTGGTTACGCTCTGCTCTCCTAGTAACACATCATCTCCTTGTAGTGTTACACCGTAAAGTTGGAATAAAGCCTCAAAAACTTCCGAGGCAATTAGAGTACTATATGTCCAGTTTACTCTGACATAGTTCCAATGAAAATTATTAGACTCCACAATGGCGTGTGTTAACTGCATCAAACCCTCCACCCTTTCCTCATTACTGGGGGGATTATAATAAGCATCCTCTTCCTCTGTGGCGGTGAAATTATAGCTCAATAAATCTTCCTGTATTAAATCCGCACCACTGTATTGTTTTCTTATAACTACCATTATTTCACCCCTATAAATCCACCAGGACTGGCTTTTCCCAGTCTACGTAATGTATCTTGATCATATGCCCCACTCGTTGTCTGGTTTTCTCCTTTGTGTATTTTATCCAAAACCGTGGATAATAAGTTCCGGAATCTGCGGCTAGGTTCACCAAGATCTAATTGTGTCGTGAAAATATCATCATCATCAAAATTTACATAATTAATTATAGATTTTACTTCATGATTACCGGTTAAACGGGCACTGTCAAAGGTTACATTCATATACTGGTCTGGTTTAAGATTACACGTGCCCTGAAGGGTGATGTCAAATGAGGGATAAATATACTTGTTAAACCCCACTTCATTATTAGCAAGAGCTTGAGCAGTTCCTTTACTCTTAATATCAGTTAAAGTTTCATGTTTTCCCTTCCAATCATAGTGCTGGTATGATTCATGGTTACTACTAAATACGATGCCTGTTTTTTCCTCATCTATCATGTAACTTTTACTACTGTTATTACAAAGCTCCTCAAGAGGATTATATTTTATTTCCCCACATTCTAGAATATTCACACCTTCACGTGCCTCTGTGTCCACTATTTCATCCTTTTCCTTTAACACAACTAAGCTGTCAAGACGTGGATCATCATTATAATCTACGTAAGCAGTTAAACGGGCTTTATCACACATTTCCTTTAAATGTTCAAGTGGCGTTTTAACCTCACTATCCTCTAAATAGCCCACATCAGTGGCAGTACTATACATACTAATATTATCTATAAGTATTGCCCTATTCTGGCGTGTGCTTGTCTGATAACTTGCAATAGTGCTCCGCAGGCTTATCTCACTAATATAATAATTGCTACTGGGCTTGTAATTATCAAACAGTTCCTGTAAATCAAAACTAATATTATTCCAACTATTATTATCCTTAGGTGTGACTTTACCAATCACATTAGTCGTATTATTTCCTGTGAACTTCACATAATAATAAGTCGCATCATCATAAGCTTCCTCCTCAGTGTGCATTTTAAAGGCAATATCCGCAGGGAAATAAGTTACACCATACCGTCCAGCTTTCTTATACTGCATGGTAAACTGGTTAAGTTGGCTGGCATCAATATAACGACTGTTATCCTCAAATAATTTAATATAACCCGCACCCGTCGAAGCTCCCACACCAAAATAGTAGCATGGTTTAGGATTACCATCTTTACTATAAAGGCTTCTCCAGTACCCCCCATTATTACTCATACTGTCATAATGGGTGGTAGCTCCAAAACTTTTCCAGTAGCTCCGTGTACTTGTATCACTATCTGTGAATGATGAGTGAATATTTTCACCATTTAATCTTATTTCACTTGTTTCACAGAAATATTTAGCAGCATCCAAGGCGTTTCCAAAATTTATCATAGGAAACATATTGTTTTCAGTAGATGTGCTGCTACTACCTACACGGAAATTTTTATAAGCAGGGCGACGTTCTAAATCATAAAGCCGATCCACAAAGTTTAACGTGATTATTCCTTCCTTCAAATTTTCACTATAATCTCCAAGGTATCCTCCAAACACACACTTGGTGTCACGGTAATTTTGACCCGTATATATTCTTATTTGGTCGCCGTAGTCAAATTTAAGGCGACTATAATCATTACTTAAATCATAATAATCTTCTTTCATTCCTACAACTGTTGTAGCAGTGTTTAATTCAGATACTCCGTTCTGTGTCCACTCCATGTTTTTAATATTAAGCCTTGTGCTGTCTTGTGTGTCATTTGTGCTATATTTTTCTATTCTCTGTATTCTAATAGATTTTACCATCACATCTTTTGTGATAGTTAACTGAAAAGCAGTATTACCACTATTTAAATATTTAAGACCATAATCCAATTCAGATATATGATCCTGAGCATAATATGTTTTATAAGGGTTGAATGTGTCATCTAATTGTGTCCCAGCAATGGTTATTGTGGCTGTTCCGGTTAATTTAGGCCCCCGACGTAGCCGTACACGTATACGATACCATCCCTCTTTTCCTATGTTCACTGTTTTAATTAGATTTACAGATGCACTGGCACTTTTGGGGTTGATTTGCACCCATTTCTCGCCGAGGCTTTCCACCTCTTCCACCGCAGCACTTTTACTCCAATCTTTAAAATAATAAAAATAGAGATAGTTATGATCCTTACATTCCATATCCACCCGGATGTAAGGGTCGTTGATTACCGTGTTTTGTGGTATGTGGGTGGTTGTGGGGTTGAAACTAGTTAAAACCATATTCATGACCTCTCATACTTAATTTTTTGAACGGTTTGTGTCATAAACTCCTGTGCAATACTTAAATATCCATTAGGGTCGGTATAGGTTTCTGTGGCATCATACCAACCAATACCTGTGCAACCACACGCAGGAATATAATCGGATTTGATTGTGGTAGGATCTATTTGGATTATTTGCAATCTGTAATCATCCGCAGGATCAGGGGTGGTACAATCACCGGTTCCTTTACTGTAAATGTTACAATAAAAATCATCTTCCATAGTTATATCCGCATCAGCTGCAGGGTCTGTGGTGGTTGATACATCATGATAATAACATGTCTTCCTAATATACCCAAGGTCATGGTATGGGTGTTCTACCATTACAAAAGGTTTTCCACGCCACATATGCCAGTAAGTCCGGTTAACTTGGACTACCACCTTTTCGCTGGTGTTATATATTATTTTGATTAGACTGATTCCGTCTGGTGTGGTGCCCGTTCCGGGTGCAAACTTATTCACCAAATTCCAAGCAGCCCCATAATAAGCGTATAATTCAATGTAGTCATCTCCACTATCTGGTATTAATTTAATCAATCCATTATTCATATTGAAGTCGCCAACATCATCATAAACTGTATTACATCCATAAATTGGTGTGGTGTCATTATAAACCTTCACCGATCCGTCATAGACATTAGTAGGATCAGTATCAATATCCACCGTGAACAAAAGATCATCCGATGGATTTTCATAACAAGGAATATTACCCCCCAATCCGGCCCGGTTAAAATCAGCCGTAGTCTCCAATGTTGCGCCTTGTGGTAAAGCAACAATATTAGGGTAAGTGGATTGGGTGTAGCTATACACGTCTATACTTGATGATTTAAGGGAGGCACTGGTGCTGTCTTTGTTCATGAAAAGATATGATAAATAAAGGTCTTGTATGTAATCATCTAAACCTGTTTTAGCATTATAAACAGTTGAATAACTTCCCCCATCCTCCTTGAAATACACGGTGAGGGTAGTGTCCGCTAAATATTTAAGTTTAAACCCGGAAACCGTGGCTGTAGTAGTGGTGCTGTAAAGAGTTGTCCATGCACCATCAACCTTTTTAGACACTTCAAAGGTTGTACCCCCACTAGCCACTCTTAAAGCTACGTTCACCGCATTTTCCTGTGCAGTAAGCCATTCATTAATAGTAGAGGGTTTACTGGGCAATATACTGAACATAAGTACATGATTATAACCTGCCGGTGCAGATACTTTCTCCAAATCCATCTCTATATAAAATGGCAAGTCATAACTATTTTGGGTAACAGTAGCCATGTAACCAGTGGTTCCATCCACATCGCTTTGACCAGTAAAAACAAGTTTACCACCACTACTGCTTATGCTTCCCGTAGTCATCCCACTTTTAAATGCAGACTCCCAATTAGTAACTGTGTCAAAAGTGCTGAAATCATCCGTTAAATGATGAGTAGCAGTAACATCATCATAAGTATGAGTCAATGTTGTGTTATCCTCAATACCATTAGTATAATCCATCTTCAAATAATCATACTGATTATTAGTAATTTTAATAATTTCAATAGCCACATTAAAATAATTAGTATGATAACGCTCAGTAAGACTAACATTTTTTATATAATACCATCCACGATGTGGAAACTGATAAATATTATAATTAGCTGTACTATCAATCCAAACCAACTCATCCCTTCTACTTAATTCATAAAGATCAAATGCTTGCTGAGCAGTACAATCAATACTAAAACTATCACTAGTAGTGTGAATACCTTTAGGAGAGACCATATTAACCCCTCTCGCACTACTCACATTTACCTCTGATTCAGTATTCCAATTATCCCCCTCAATCAATGCATAAACTTCAAAAGCAATTGGTCCAATCCATGCAACGGTTGCCAAAAATAATCACCTCAAAAAAAAATAGAAAATTAAAAAATTCCTTTAACCTCAGCATCAAGAATCCGTCTAACCTGTTTTCCGAAATCATTCATACCATACACTTTATCATGGAAATGAAGATGTATAGATCGATCTGCCTTCTCTCTACCTATCCTATTATTAGTGGATGGACCAGCAGGCGGAGGATTCCAACTACCAGTCAAACTATGATTAGCAATATCTCTATCTTTGCCACCAATACGGGCCCAAACATGAGGACTATCCATCCAAGTACCCATAATCATTTCAGCGGGAATACCAAAAGATTGTGCCAAAGCCAACTGTGCCAACGTACCATCAACACAATTACCAGCCATCCTAGACAAAGTATCATTTATACTCTGCCCTATTCCACCATATCCTTCATATGTGAAATCACCCGGTCCATGAGCACCTATAATACTCCTTGCAGTAGCATCAGCCGTAGTAGCACTTCTTTTAGTTGCCACACTAGACCTGGTAGTTCTAATAAGATTCCTAATATTTCTCAAACTACCACCCGGCCCTCTTATAAGGAGTTGACCTAAAGCAGCCGCTTTTAGTGCTGTGTATAATGAAGATAAATTTAAACTACCTTTTATTCCGCTTCTTATATCGCTTACCCCGGCATTTCTTACACTGCTAGCTATTGATGATAAATTAGTTGATCCTCTTATATGGCTGGTCAAAGCATTTCTTCCAGCTTTAGCTATATTACTACCGTGTGTGGTAAGATTCATGAACCCTTTAATACGACTCTTCAATAAATTAATACCTGCATTAGCAATAGCCGCACCAGTAGATGATAAATTAGCCTGCCCACTAATACCACTTTTAATAGTGCTTTGGAGTGCGGATATTCCCGCCTTTGCCATCCCAGTTAAATCAGCCCTACCAGTAGTTTGTACAGTAGAAACAGTCTCGGCACCAACACTTGTAGGAGTTAAACTCGTTGATTTACCACCACCAGTTAAATATTCTAATATAGATTTCGCAGGTTGTACCAGCCAACTTGACTCTAACAAATTCCAGCCTTGATCCTTTAATCGGCCAAATTCTAATCCTGCTACAGCTAAATTTTTAGCCCAAAGATCTTTTTGTGCATCCAGAGCAATTGTTCTTATATCTCCCTCATAAGCATACTGTTTCTCTCCCTTTGTTGGAGTAATACTCGTTCCACCTATCAATTTCGCCCCTAAAGAAGCCTCTCCCAATGCCTGTGTGGGTCCTGCCAACACATTAAAACTATACGTTCCTTTACTTGTTGTTATATCTTCTTCACTCAATACACTTTGCCATTCAGTATCCTTTAATATTTGTTCTGCTTCAGCTTGTTTTATTTGACCAGTAGCAACTTTATATCTGAGTAAAGCTTTCACATATCTATCACTAGCCTCAGCATTAGCATTCATAATTGCTGCATGTCTTTCGCTGGCATTATTATAATCGTTTTCTGTTCTTGTTGCCTCTGCTGTTGCTTTTGCTAATTTCCCTTTAGCTATTTTAAGTTTCTCCGCCGCATTAGCATATTCAGCAGTGCCTGGTGTGGCTTTAGCCAGTGCAGCGCTCCATTTATCAACTTCTTTCTGAGCTTCACTCTGAGCTTTCTTTGCATTATCAACAGCCGTTTTCCCACGGCTTAACGCACTATTTGCCCTTTCAACATTACTTTTAAACCAGCCATAATGTTCACCGGCCATGTAAACCGCAGCAGCAAGGGCAGTAACACCAAGAATAGCCCAAGTCCATGGATTAGTTAATAAACTAACGGTAACAGCCCTAGCAGCTGCCGCAAAACCCATCTGAGAAACCGTACCGGCCTCAACACTTAAAATATAAGCAGCTAATTTTACAGTTACATATTTAATACTAGAACCAATAGTGGATAATGTATCCCAAAAAAATCCAAGAACAATTAAAGAAGAAGCAATTCCTATTCCTAAACCTGTAAACTCATTTCCCAACGCACTAATAAGACCCAAAAAACCAGAAGTAAGAGCAGTAAGGGCTGGAATCATCACCTCACCAAGAGCCATAGCCGCAAGCTGTATTTTTTCTTTCAACATCTCCCATTGGTCTTGTAAAGATGTTACCTTGTTAGCGTAACCTTCAATTCCTCGGTCTTGATATACTTTCTGTAAAGCAGCAAAAAAACCATTAACATCTTTTGTACTGCCTTTCCATAAACCAGTATCTAAAAGGTCTTGCTTCTCAATGTTAAGCTCCCTCATACGCCTCCACTGATTAGACATAGCATCAGAAATCGCAAGAGACGCATCCTGAGCAGTACGACCTTCATTCTTAAATAGTGCAATTGTATCCCCAATAACAGGAGTCCATTTACTCATCTCTGCCCCTGTCATTTTAACTGACATACGCACCTTTTTCCATGCATTTGTCAATTCTGGCATTGATACCTTCGACGCAGCAGCAGCATAATTATTAAGATTACCAACCAATGATTCTACTTCGCTGTTGGTCATTCCCATATATCGGAACATTGACTTGTTTTCTTCATTAGCCATCGCCGCTCCAACAGTGTATTTACCAATTAGTCCTGCTGCTAATATACCAAACCAAACATTAAAACTTACAAATGTGTTCATAAGTTTACTTATACCAGTACCAAAGCTTTTTACTGTTCCTCCGGCTTTTGTTATTGCTCCGCTGAATCCCCCTATTTTTGATGGTGATTGTCCAACCGCAGTGTTCATTGTGGTGAAACTTCCCCTTGCTTCGGCGACTCTTTGGGATAGGGTCATGGTGGATTTGCCTGCTTTGGATGAAGAACTATCCAGCATCCTCATTACCCTTGTGGCTTTACTGGTGGATGTGGCTAATCCTCCAATGTTTGCTTTGCCTGTTCTGTTGAGTGTTGATACGCTTGATACTGCTCTGTTAATTCCTGATGCAAATTTAGAAGTGTCTAAAATAAGCTCTGCTCGTATGACTCCGGCTTGATATACCATTGGTGTACCTCTGTGTCTCTGTTAATGTGTGAAAATATATAAAAATAGTAAAAGTTAAATAATATGATTAATAAAAAAATTATTCATGAAAAAAGAAGATAAAATAAATGATGATGAATTAAAAAAAGCCCAAATGGAATTTTATAATAATCAAAAAAAGAAGGATGAAGCAAAAGAAAAAAATGCTGGTTGGATGGCGGTAGTTTTTATTATTATTGTAGTAATTTTAGCTTACATCTTTTTAGCCTAAAATTTGTTAAAAGAATCAAACTTTTTTTTTTACATTAGTTTTTGCATTGCGGCTGCAATTTCTCCTATCCAGATTTGTCCGTATTCGTCTACGCTGTCTCCAAGGTAGTTGCTTTGGCCTATTATGTGGCGAAATTCTTTGTGGGTTTCCTGTACTTCAGCATAGATATAATTGTTTCTGTCGTCTACTGGTGCGAACATAACCGCAGACGTGCTGGATAATGATAATTCTGTTTCATATGATTCTTTTAAAAGCCCACCATGTTCTGGGTGTGGTACTACTTGTACTGGTGCTTTTTCGCTAGCTAATCCTCCGAGTTTGGTGGCTCCCATCTCTAAAAGTGATATTTTTTCTGAATCCACCATTCCACGAAGTCCTTGCATTCTCTGTCGGAACTGTGATGTGTGCAATATCATTCCAGATGGCATTTTAATGTATTCCTAATTCTCTTTTCATTTGTTCAATGTTTTGTTTATGTGCTGGATCCTCTGTGTTCATCCGAGGTGTTGGTGGTTCTGGTTCCTTGTATAATTTTTCTTGTTCTTTCCAGTAATATTTGAGTAATATGGCAATTCTTTGATCATCTTCGGTTTCCACTGCCTCAAATGAATTATAATTAAAGTGTTGTATTAAGATTTGATATTCCCATCCTTCTCCATATTCTGGTTCGGAAAATCCTCTAATACTTCACCTGTTTTGATAAAATGCAATGTTTTTTGGAACTGCTCTTCCACACCTGCTTTTTCCAGTTCGGTTATTTGTTTGTCATTATATCCTTGTCTTCTTAATTTTCTTTTTTCTATTAATTCAAGGATGTATATTAAGTCGTCTTCTTCCACAATTTCCAATTCTTTTTTGGAAATGGGTGATATGAACTTTTTTATCATCTTCCTAATTTCTTCATCCATCTTTTCTAATTCTTTGATGGGGCTGGTTTCGGGGAGTGTGCTTGCTTTAGTTATTAATTCCCTTAATTCTCGTGTCATTATTTTATTTGTTCGTCCAAGCTTCTTTATCTCTCCGCTTCCGCTTGGAAATTCTATTTGGCTTTTGTATCTTAAATCTAATGCTTTTTCATCATTTATTTTTACCATAATTACTCACCACTATAATAAAAAAAAAAAATAAGTATAAAAAAAAGGATTTAATATTTATGCTATGCTTGTTAATTGGCTCTGCAATGTTGCGCTGATAGTTTTGTCAGTTACATCATCAAATAGTGCCCAGAAGCTCATATTTACTTTGGTCATGTCACCATCGTCTCTTTTGTATTCTCGGAAGTATACTTTAGGGAGGTAAAATATTAATTGATAGTCATATGTACTTGCGATGTTTGCGCCAGTGAATGTTAGTTTCACGTTTTCGTAGTATGGTGATGTTCCCATTTCTGTTGCGCTTGCGCCTCCAAGCCATTTTTTATAATCTGTTAAATCTTCAAATACGAAGGTTATGTTTCCGGATACGTCCATTTTTGTGTGTATCATTTCACCGGGGCTGGTGGATTGGTTGTTTACTTGTTGTGCCACTACACCTGTTTCTATATCTATCCCAAATTCTGTGATTCTTGCGTCTTCTACTAGGCTTGATGGTGTGGTTCCATATTCTTCTCTTTCAAATTTCATCTGGTTGAATGTGAATGGTAATGGATCGGTTGCGTAACTTTCTGTTTGGTCGGTTGTGTCAAGGTTTACACCATATCCTATGAAGTCAAGGTCTAATTTAGCTCCTTCTTTTTCCTTAGTACTGAAACTGAACTTGTTTAACATACACGATGCAAATTCTTCTGGGACGATTGTTGCATCGTCTGTGGTCATGTTTGCCATTATTGTGAATGTTGGTCGGCTGTCACTGTCCTCTGTGAATGTGTGGAGATATGCTGCGGTGGCTCCTTGTTGTGCACTGGATTTAGATCCTAATGCGGCGTATAGTGCGTGTTCAAGTATCATTTCGGGGAATGCGTCTACTTTTATGTTGATGTTACTGTCGTTGTAGGGTCGGATTATGCTTCTTCGTGTGTTTAGGCTTCCTGTGTGTTCTATTGGGCTGTATTCTTCTGCGTTTTGTGTTGCGTCGAAGCTTTCGTATGGTACGTATATACTTGGGGTTACTGCGGTTCCACGTTCGGTTTCTATTCCTAATCCCATCCATCGGGGTGTTCCGGGGTATGCTGTCATTTTATGATTCCTCCTTTATTGGTTCCTTGTTTTGTTTTGTTTGGGTGTTTTCTTGTATTTCATATAGTTTAGGGTTTTGTTTTGCCAGTTTTTTGGCGTATTGTTCTTCTACGGGTTTGGATTCTCCGGGTTGGAATATTCCTATTCCTTTTATGTTTGTCTTGGTAAATCCTTTAAATTTTAGTTTAACTGTTTTCATGCTATTCTACCTCAAAAAAAAGTGTTTATATAATATTTTATTAGCTTGAAAAGCGTTGTATTAATGCTTTAAAAATAAATGTTACTTCACAATATCCTAAAAATAATCCAATATCTCCTTCGGGTGTTTTATCAATATGATACCTTATTTTTGTGCCTTTCCACTCGGTGTCCCATGTTATGTCGTTGCATGTGAAGTTGTCTGTGAATGTTCGTTCTATTGCACCAGCGAGTTGTAATCTTTGTCTTCCAACAGTTGCAGCATCTAAAACTTCCACATATCCCCTTATCACTGCTTTAATGCTTTTGTTCACGTGTCCTATTGGTTGTGTTTCGTGTGGGTCTATGTCTATTAATTCAACTGTGATTCCAGGGTATTGATTGTATGCAAATATTTGGGCATCATTGTCATATACACGGACTGTACTGTCCTGATTACTACATAAACTGATTATGTCTGTGTTGGCTTTTAGGAGTGATACGGCGTTGTCGAGTATATCATCATATTTTTCATATTCGGGGCTCATGGTCATAGGCGGTATCCTCCTACCATGAATTGTCTTTTCATTTCATCTACATCTTTTTCCAGTTGTTCAATGTCTGCTACAAGACCGCTTCGTTGATTAGCACTGTATATTGTTTTCATACATTGTAATGCTCCGCATTTTGCGCTGAACTCTACAAATGTTAAGTTTGTGGTTATTGTAGAGTCAGTTAGGTCGTATTGTTTGCTGAATATTGGTTTGATGATGCTGTTGTCGCTGTTTTCAATATCCTTTAGGAGGTCTGCATCACTTCTAATGTTCGTGTCCACTTTAGGCATGTATTCTCTTGCTTGTGCTGCTGTGCTGTACGCCATAGTTTCAGCCTCCTATTCCGCCGTAGAATGTTTTGCGGGGTAATTTCTCAACACGTGATTGGATGTCATATACAACATCTCTCATCCTGTCTGATTTATCGATACGGTTATATACTTCTCCTTTGGGGTCTTGTATGATTGTTTGGAGGTTTGGTGGTGTTTCTCGTTCCATCCACATTGATAGTATTACTATGTCTTCGCATAGTCGTTTGGCTCTTTTGTCGGTTGTTGTGTACCCTGCCTTGTATTCTATAACAATATTATTGTAGCTACTGGAGGGTAGTTCGGTTTCAAAGCCGAGTAATCCGCTTTCACTATTTAATATGTAGTAGTCAGTGTTTTCGGTTTGTTCTGTGCCGTTTATTGTGACTGATGTTATGTCGGTTATAGGGTATTGGTTTAGTTGGAGTTTGTATCCTCCTCCTTGTTCATATCCGCTATATGTGTCTGTTATTGTTTGTTCGTCAAATATGCGTCCTGTGTATTCTTCTATGTCTTTTTGTGCTTCTGTGATTATTTCTCCGATTATTGTGTCTGTCCATCGTGTTGTGTAGTCAAAGTTTAGGTATCGGCGTTTGGCTGTGGCTTTCACATCACTTATTGTGGTTAGTGCCATCTTGTAATACCTCCATTTTAAAAAATAATCATTTGTTTTAGTGTTTTTAAATAAAAAAATAAAAAAATAGTTTGTTTTGGTTAGTAATGGGGGATTTTCGTTAAACCACGGTTTAACGAAGTTGTGTTTTTTTAGGGTTTGTATGGTGTGGTGTATCGTGATTTGAATCCCAAGCTTTCTAGTTTGGTGTAGTAGCGTTCCGGTTCCATGTTATAGATTGGGGGTGTGATTGTGGGGTCGTATATCCGGTTATTCCACATGGCTGTGGCGTGGCTGTATTCCCCGCTTTCATGAGATAAGACTACTAATGCGAGGTTTCTTTCACCCTTACCATATAGGTAGTCTAGGAATGCTACGGCTTTGTCGTCGCAGTCGCCGTAGTTATCATGCCAGAATTGCTGTGGTGTTTTAGGCTGATTACTGTCATAGTTGGCTTTGTAAGGTACATTTGCTATTTTATAGAAGTAATCTTTAACCTCTGGGTTGTCTGGGTTTAATTGTGTTTGTAATGGTGCGTCCACCGTGTTTAAAGTTAATGAGGGGGTTGTTAAGCCTATAACCAGTATGGTTAAAAGCCAAAACCTCATCATATATCACATTTTAGGGTATAACACGACGTAGGGCTAAAGCATCCCAATAACAAGTATGAGCATTTGTTCCATTTACTAAAACATAAAATAAAGCAGTTGAAGTTGTTGCCCTAAAATTTCCACCTATAAATTGCCACCCCCCAGTGGCTGTGAAAGATTGAAGACTTGTTAAATTTGTACCATCAAACCATCTCAACATATATGCTATTCCATTTGTTCCTTTGAAATATGAGGAAAAATTATAATCATATCCTTGTACCACCGTCCCGGTGTTTGTTCTAAAACCATGATTTCCCTTATCGTTTCCAAATACTCCTTTTAATGATTTGGTGCCATTATAAGCTTCATCTGTACTACTGCTTATTGCTGATTCTCCGGAAAGATATACTGCAAATCCGGTGGTGTTGCCCCCGGTGTCGGTTCCACTTGCCTGATTCGCAGTGAGTAGGTTATGACTAACCCTGTTACGCCGTGCCACAGCACCCGGCATTCCAATTAATAAATTCATAAAACAAGCACCCCCCTTTAGACATTATACATGTAGGTTACGCCTTCACCATTCACTGATGCATCAATCCAAACCTTATTAAGATTATCCACATAAACGGGGTAAGCATCACCCGCCTCTAATATAATACCATTCATATTAGCAGCCGCCGATGCACGAACCGCATTACTACTTCCAATCGCAATCGACCCTACATTACCAGGTAATGCTTGAATAGTAACACTCTTAATAGGCGTACTTGTGGCGGTTATCTGTTCTGGTGTATTAGCCGTGGTAATAGTCTTACGGCCACTTGTAATGCTCCCGGCGGGTGCAACCAAACCCAGGGCGGTGATGATATCATCCTGCTTACCCTCTGTTGCGGGGTTAACCTCAGTATTTGTACTATCCACCGGAACACTGGGCAAACCATACCTACCAGTAGTACCAATCTGAACCAACTCAATCCTCCGACGCTTACCACCACTATCAAATCCCTCAATCGTAATTCCACTCATAAAATATCACCTCAAAAAAATAATAATAAAATGGAAAAAAATAGAGTAAAAATTAGGTAGCATCCGTTAAAGCAGCACCATACTTATAGGCACCTTCAATCATATAAACTTCGTAAAGTTTATTACTATCATTTGTATCCTTAGCAATGCCCATATAGCGTGCATCAGTAGCAGCACCTTCAGCAACACCAAAAGCACTTGCAAGGGTAGAAGCACCTATACCAGCAACGGAAACATAAGGTACTTTCACAGCACCGGCACCGTAATCACCAGAAACATCTATACCATAATGTACAGCACCAGAACCTCCTTGAACCCTTAATCCAGTTCCCTCTGTAATGGTTCCGGATGATTCTTCCTCAAGAAGAATATCCACACCTATTGCCTTGGAAACCTCCGCCGATGCACCAGAAACATTAACTTTACTGTAAATACCATGTGCCTCAGCACTGGCTCCCATGTTTCCTTCAACAGTGGCTTTTGCTTCAACAGCCCTTACTATCCCTGAAGGTGTTGAATCACTTGCTACTTTCACATTAGCAAATAATGCATCAAAATAGCCCCCATCATTATCAACAGGAGCATAACACACTTTCATACCACGTTCATTACCACTGGTTGTGGCTACGGGTATATACATGGATGAATCTGCATTATTACGTGTAGTTAAAAATCCCCCTATTTTAGTGGAATCCGTGTCACCATTACCTATTTGTGGAACATCTAATTTTCCACTAATATCAACAACACCATCAGTACCATTACCAATAGTTTCACCATTCTCCAATCTCATGGATTTACTGGTAATGGTTTTACCATTCATATCAATACCATAATCAGCGCTGGATGTGTCTAATTCAATTTTACCTACATCAATTGTTCCTTCTTCCATATCTTGTAAAAAGTCACCCAATTTAAATCCCGGGATGACGTTGTTAAGAATAAATTTTAATTTATCTGTTATACTTGTTGCCAAATTAAACAACCCCTAATTATTATCTTTTCTTTTTAATTGAGAAACCGGC